AGGTAAGGTTGAGACTGCTATCAATGAGATGCACAACAAACTCGACCGTATGATGGAAATATTAATGAGGAAATAGATATGCCAGAAGGATTATACGCAAACATTAATAGAAGAAGAAAGCTCGGTATTAGCCGTAGCAAAAAGAAGTCTACCATTACACCAAAAGCGTACGCTAATATGAAGCGTGGGTTCCCTAAGAAGAAGTGAGTGTATCTTTGTCGATAGGCAGAGGTGAGAAAAGCAAGAAGGGCGGACTCACTGCAAAGGGAAGAGCTAAGTACAACAGAGCTACTGGTTCTAACTTGAAAGCTCCTCAGCCCGGCGGTGGTCCACGTAAGCGTTCCTTCTGTGCTAGGATGTCTGGCGTAAAGGGACCGATGAAAGATAGTAAAGGTCGTCCGACCCGTAAGGCTTTAGCTTTGCGTAGGTGGAAGTGCTAACACATGTCTAGGCCGTACAGAAGACCTCGTGTTGTTAGACCGAGTCCATTAATCGCTCAATACAATACACTTGGTGCGGTTACTGCGGGAAGTGCGACGGAAGCTAAAGCAGTGACAGATTCTATTACAGCTGACCCGGACATCATCGGATTAAGTGGTGGTGATGCACCGTTGAGTGACCCACAGATCGATTCTTTAGGAGCAGCTGCTAGTGATAACTTAGATGTTTACGAAGGAGGAGGAGCATAACAAATGGCTACATTTAGTAAAAGAATACAACTTAGAAGGGATACCCCCAGTAATTGGGCAGCCACTAACCCAGTACTTTTAGAAGGGGAAATAGGCCTTGAATTGGACAGTACCCGCAACAGGATGAAGATCGGAAACGGGACGGATGCTTGGAATGATTTGCCGTACTTCTTAGACGCACACGAGGAGGATGTTGGTGATTATCAAGACTTTATAGATGGATTAAATACACCGTAACGAGCAATGAGCAGTTTACTTACACAGTTAGGTCAGAAGGTTAAAGCCAAGCTTGATAACAAGTTTGATAAGTCCGGAGGCTTGATTAGTGGTTCGGTAAATATATCACAATCTCTGCAAATTGGATCATATCAAACAGACAGTTTACCAGAAGCGGGTACATCAGGGCGTATTATATACGTTACTAATGGAGACGGAAACGACGGTCCTTGTATAGCTGTTGACGACGGAAGTAACTGGAAGATCGTGGAGCTTGGCGGAAATGTACCTACTGTTACACATATCCTTGCAGAAGATGGAGATAGCTTAACAACTGAAGCTGGTGCTATTCTGATAATGGATGAGGTAGCTTGACAGTTATTAGCTGTCCTTATACTCTTTCTAAACACAACTAACCCACAACAAAGGATTATATATTATGTCTAGTTTGCTTACCCAATTGGGTCAAAAAACAAAAGTAGAGCTTGATAAGAAGCTTGCCCTCGCAGGTGGAACAATGACTGGGGCTTTGACCCTCAGCGGTGCTCCAACTGATTCCCTTCACGCCGCTACCAAAGCATACGTTGATTCAGTATCTTCAACTGCTTCTGGTCTTCAAACTGAACTTGATGCTACTCAAGCTGGTGCTGGTCTCGGTGCTAACGGTGCTTACACAGCTAACGGTTCTGCCAACTACATCAGTTCGGTAACGACCCTTCAAGCTGCTGATAACGCTCTTGATACTCAGTTAAAGACTGTTGCTGACGCTGTTGCTTCTAACGACTCCGACATTTCTACCTTACAATCTAACGTAAGCAGCAATGACTCGGACATCAGCTCCCTTCAATCTGACGTTTCAACTGCTCAGTCTGACATCTCCACTCTTCAATCGAACGTTTCTTCGAATGATAGTGACATCTCTTCCTTGCAGTCCAGCGTATCCGCTAACACTTCTGCTATCAGCAGCAACGACAGCGACATCTCTGCTCTGCAAACTCAAGCTGGTTCCCTCGCTTCTGACGGTAACTCTGCTTCGTTCAGCGGAAACATCAGTGCTGCCAATGCTACGTTCTCTGGTAACTTGACTGTTAATGGTACGACCACTTCGGTTAACACCACCAACATCGACGTTACTGACAGCATCATGAACCTTTCTAAAGGTGCTGGTTCCGGAACAAATGCTTCGAATGACGGTGGTTTCATCGTTGAGCGTGGTTCTTCCGAAAGCAATGTTGCTTTTATCTGGGACGAAGGAGACGACAAGTTCAAAGTTCTCTCTACTTCCGCAACTGCTGCTGCTACTGACATCTCATCGACTGACGGATCGGCTACTGCCGCTAAGTTTGACGCTGACCTCTACCATAACGGTACTGAGTTAGGAACAGTCGCTGAGTTCGAAGCTGCTTTAAGTTAAGCTTTAACGCTCATCCATCATTAAGGGGCGGTTCTTCGGAGCCGCCTCTTTTTGTTTACAAAGATAACAACCAATAGTACACTTATATTATGTTAGATCACAAACAAGCTTCATCGTTGCATGACGAGGTGGCGAACGCATACCGAGCGAGCATCGATCTTATGAACGAGACTGGAGAGTATTCAGCGGCTCTTTTAAATGGAGCTAGACAGCTGTTGAAAGACAATAATATCGTAATGGACAGCGGTGTAGGTACGCCATTGGAAGCATTAGATCATCAATTAAAAGCGTTACCATTTGAAGAAGAACAACATCGAGATACCGCCCAAGCTACGGGACTTTAGAAACTTTCTATACCTAGTTTGGAAACACCTTAACCTCCCTGATCCTACCCCGCTTCAATACGATATAGCGGAGTACTTGCAACACGGACCTAAGCGGTCTGTTATCATGGCGTTCCGGGGCGTAGGAAAAAGTTGGATAACATCTGCTTTTGTAGTACATCAGCTACTGCTGGACCCAGCTAAGAACATACTTGTTGTATCTGCATCTAAGAATAGATCGGATGACTTTTCTACCTTTACCCTTCGTATCATCCAAGAGATACCTATACTACAAGGATTAAAGCCGTCAGAGAACCAACGATTCAGTAAGATAGCCTTTGATGTTGGCCCGGCTCCTGCGTCTCACGCACCCTCTGTTAAGTCTCTTGGTATATCGTCACAGCTAACAGGTAGTCGTGCAGACATCATCGTAGCGGACGACGTAGAGGTAGCTAATAACAGTGCTACTCAAGGAATGAGGGATAAGCTGGATGAACAAGTAAAAGAGTTCGACGCTATCGTTAAACCACTCGACTCCTCCCGTATCATCTTTCTTGGTACTCCTCAATGTGAGGACAGTATATACAACAAACTGCGAGAGAGGGGCTACAAGAGCCGTATATGGCCTTCAGAGTATCCAGACGATACAGAGGCTACGAACAACTACGGAGGCGATTTAGCACCCCTTATAGCGGACGATATAAACGAAGAGACAGTAGGTACTTCTACAGAACCCCTACGGTTCACTGATCTCGACCTAGAAGAACGTAAGATGAGCTACGGTCGTACCGGGTACGCCTTACAGTTCATGTTGAATCCTAAGCTATCTGATGCTGATAGATACCCGCTAAAGATAAACGATTTGATTATATCTGATGTAGATGTAGACCTAGCTCCTGAAAAGATCGTGTGGTCCTCTGACCCGGATAATACGGATCGTGAGCTACCAAATGTCGGATTGGCGGGGGATCGATTTAGGAGACCCTCTTCCACTGTAGGTGATATGATACCGTACAGCGGGTCTGTGTTATCTATTGACCCTAGTGGGCGTGGTAAGGACGAGACGGGGTACGCTGTAGTAAAGATGCTTAACGGACAACTGTACGTACCTGATGCTGGTGGTATAAAAGGTGGGTACGACGAGAAGACACTTAAACAGCTGGTAGCTATAGCAAAGGATAACAAAGTTAATATCGTTGTTATAGAGTCTAACTTTGGAGACGGTATGTTTATGGAGCTAATTAAACCGTTGTTTAGAACAACATATCCTGTAACCATAGAAGAAGTACGACATAACAAACAAAAGGAGCTACGTATCGTTGATGTATTGGAACCTGTACTTAACGCTCATCGTCTTGTTGTAGACCCTTCTGTTATAACAAATGATTACAGATCAGCTCTTAGCTACCCTATAGAACAACAAACCAGATATATGTTAATGTATCAGCTGTCTAGGATAACAAGAGATAGAGGATCACTAGTACACGATGACCGTCTTGACGCACTATCAATCGCTGTTGGTTATTGGACGCAGCAGATGGCTGCTAACGCTGACCAATCGATGGTTGATAGACAACAAGAACTACTTCATAAAGAACTACAAGACTTCACTGATAGCTTCTATAAAAGAAGCAACAGCTCTAAAGCGGTCCTCTGGATGTAGTAGTCGCTATCGCTTCTACTTATAATAACAAACCTTGTTCACTATCGTTCTCATCGTCTTTACTCACTTCGTTCGATAAAGACTCTTTGATTACCTGTTATAGCTGTTATATAAGGTGATGACGTAGTTAGTGTAAATACATAAGTAGCTATACCTTGAAATCCTAAAGTTAAACTTTAAATTTACTAGGTCTACGTCTGTAGACACACCTATCCTTAAAAACTTATTTAAAG